GATAAAAACGGACTCTAAAAAGCGTTTAACGAAGCTACAAGCCGATTTTTTTGAAAATTGGTCTGGTAGTACCTTGGCAAGAATAGATGGCCCTGAAGCGGCTTTACGAATGATTGGAGTGGTTAAGTGAAAGCACCCTATAAAGCCATTGAATTTATCCTTGAGCAAGCACCAAAGTTTGCCGCAGCCAAAGCGCAAAGGGTTTACCTTGAGGAATTTAGGAAAACCAAAAAGGCGTTATTGATGAAAGACGCAATGACAAGGGGCATAGATTCCGCAGTCGCACAAGAGCGTGAAGCCTATGCTCACCCTGAATATCAAGAACTTTTGCATGGATTGTCAATTGCAATTGAGCAGGAAGAAACTTTGAAGTGGAAGTTATTTGCCGCCCAAATGAAATCGGATATATGGCGGTCAGAGCAAGCAAGTGAGCGTTTAGGCGTTAAAACAACGGAGTAAATTTATGAAATGCGTTCGCTGTGATACCGAAAGCCTGAAAGTCTTAGACACTCGATCACAACAAGATTATGTTTTAAGACGAAGAATCTGCATTAACGGACATAAATTTTTAACCAAAGAATATGCAATACCCGAAACACAAGTATGTGAGAAGCCAGAAACTGCTAAAATTAGTGGCGGCTCTATCCTGTCAGCTTTGTGGAACAGAAAATGGAATTCAAGCAGCACATAGCAATTGGGGTGGCGGCAAAGGTCGAGGAATAAAAGCAGACGATAATCTGGTGGCGGCTTTATGCCAAACTTGCCATTACGACATCGATCAAGGTGCAAAGTGGTCAAAGGCTGAAAGACAGCAAGCATGGAACATTGCCCACTTCAAAACAGTTCAATTGTTAGTGGACACAAACCAATGGCCTGTTGACATTCCCTTACCAGACATTGCAAAATGAGTACGCTGACAAAATGCAGTTGCCAGCTTTTGGGGGCTGATGCTCCCATTTTTTTGAGGACACCATGCTAAAAATTGTGCAAAAGCCTGTGGACAAATTGATACCTTATGTCAACAACAGCCGCACCCACTCTGATGAGCAAATAGCCCAGATTGCCTCAAGCATCAAAGAATTCGGATGGACTAACCCGATATTGGTAGATGGGGAGAACGGCATCATTGCAGGGCATGGCAGGCTGATGGCAGCAAGGAAGCTCGGCTACAAAGAAGTTCCTACTATTGAGTTAAAAGACCTGACAGAGACCTAACGCAAGGCTTACATCATTGCCGATAACCGCCTGGCACTCAATGCAGGGTGGGACAATGAAATGCTGACCATTGAGTTAAATGACCTATTGGCAGACGGGTTTGCCTTGGACATATTAGGCTTTGACTCAAAAGAGTTGAACGCCCTGCTAGAGCCAGAAGTGGTGGAAGGGCTGACAGACGAGGATGCCGTTCCCGAAGTGCCTGATGAGCCTAAGACCAAGTTAGGCGACATTTACCAACTAGGCAATCACCGCCTAATGTGTGGGGATTCCACTAGCATTGACGCTGTGGATAAGTTGATGGATGGGCAAAAGGCCGACATGGTCTTCACCGACCCGCCTTATGGCGTGGACTATAAAGGCATCAACAATGATTCAAGAGATGGCTTGGAAGACCTATTGAGGGCGGCATTTGCCAATTATCTGATGTCAGCCAAATTTGGCGCTTCCATTTATTGCTTCCATTCAGACCGCTGTGCTGATGTATTTCACAAGGTTTTCAGAGAATTCTTCCATTTTAGTTCAATGATCATTTGGGCTAAAAATAGCCTGACATTGAGCCAAACTGATTATCAAAGCCAGCATGAGCCTTGCCTTTATGGGTGGATGGATAACGGCTCACACACATGGTATTCAGACCGAAAGCAAACTTCAGTTTGGAGATTTGATAAGGAAAAGGTTGTAGGCCACACCACTCCCAAACCCGTAGGATTGGTCGAAAAAGCCATCACCAATTCAAGCAAAGGTGGGGATGCGGTTATTGATCTATTTGGTGGTTCTGGCAGCACACTAATTGCTTGCGAGAAGCAAAACCGCCATGCTAGGCTGATGGAACTAGACCCTAAATACTGCGATGTGATCGTAAAGCGATGGGAAGACTTCACAGGCAAGAAATCCGTTTTATTGACAGAAACCGAGGAAATTGCTTAAAATTTAAGCGAGTTCCCCTCTATAAAACATGCCAGTAATTCCACAAGAGGCCCACAAGCCAACTGATGAGACCAAAAAGTTAGTTGAAACTAGCTCGGGACTAGGCTTGCCGCATGAATCTATTGCTGTTTTGATTGGCATAGATGACAAGACTTTGCGTAAGCATTACCGACATGAACTAGACATGGGCAAAGCCAAAGCCAATGGGCAGATTGCTAAGACGCTATTTCAGAAGGCTACCGCAGGGGATACGACAAGTCTTATCTGGTGGACTAAGAGCCAAATGCGCTGGGCTGAGACTGTCAAGCAAGAACACACTGGCGCAGATGGTGCGCCTCTATTGTTTGAGCGCATTGAGCGTGTGGTAGTGGATGCAAAAAATACTGAAGATTGATACCCCTCGTTGGGCATTGCCATTGACAAAACCAAGCCGATACAAGGGCGCATGGGGTGGTCGGGGAAGTGGAAAGTCTCATGCCTTTGCCGAGTTGATGATTGAGGAACACATTATTGACCCAAAGCGCAGAAGCGTTTGTGTTCGTGAAATACAAAAATCCTTGAATCAATCGGTCAAGCGGCTGCTTGAGACAAAGATCGAGGCCATGAACGCAGGGGCTTACTTTGAAGTGCAAGATTCGGTCATCAAGTCCAAAAAGGGCGATGGTGCGATTATCTTTCAGGGTATGCAGAATCACACTGCCGACTCGATCAAGTCGCTGGAAGGATACGATTGCGCTTGGGTTGAGGAAGCCCAAAGTCTGAGCCAGACCAGCCTGGACTTGCTGAGACCAACAATCCGAAAGCCTGGCTCTGAACTTTGGTTTACATGGAATCCAAGGCAGCAGTCTGACCCTGTGGATTTTCTCTTGCGTGGGCCAGAGCCGCCAAGCGATGCCGCAGTTATTAAAGTCAACTTTGGCGATAACCCTTGGTTTCCGCAAGTCCTTAAAGACGAGATGGAATACGACAAACGCAGAGACCCTGACAAATATCAGCACGTTTGGATGGGTCAGTACTTGCGAAACAGCAATGCAAGAGTATTCCGCAACTGGAAAATTGAAGACTTTGAAGCACCGCCAGATGCCATCCACCGCCTTGGTGCGGATTGGGGTTTCTCAGTTGACCCGACAGTTTTGGTGCGCTGCCACATAATCGGGCGCACCTTGTACATTGATTATGAAGCCTACATGGTGGGTTGTGAGATTATCAACACCCCTGAGTTATTCATGCAAGTTCCAGAGGCTGAGAGGTGGCCTATCGTGGCAGACTCAGCTAGGCCAGAGACAATCAGCCACATGAAGCGCAACGGCTTCCCAAAGATTATGACTGCGGTCAAAGGGCCAAGATCAGTCGAGGAAGGCATCGAGTTTCTGAAGAACTATGACATCGTGGTTCACCCCAGATGCATTCACACCATTGACGAGTTGAGCCTTTACAGCTATAAGTCAGACCCATTGACGGGTAGAATCTTGCCCATGTTGGAAGACAAAAAGAACCATGTAATTGATGCACTGCGATATGCTTGCGAGGGTGTCAGGCGAGCATCGGTCACAAAAACGATTAACTTCACGCCATTGCCTACTATCAATAAATGGTAGACAATCGGCAAATCGAGGACAATTATGGCAAGAATCTCAAACGATCAACGGCTTTCAAATCTACACACTGAAGCCCTGCGCCAGTTTAATGACATCCAGACTGCGCTGCGGGATGAGCGCCTCCAATGCCTACAAGACAGGCGTTTCTATTCCCTGTGCGGTGCTCAGTGGGAAGGCCCATTGTGGGATCAATACGAGAATAAGCCAAAGTTTGAAGTCAATAAGATCATGCTGGCGGTCATTCGCATCGTCAACGAATATCGCAATAATCGCATTACTGTGGACTATGTGTCCAAAGATGGCACAGATAATGCCAAACTAGCAGAGATTTGCGATGGCCTCTATCGTGCTGATGAACAAGCATCGGTCGCTGATGAGGCTTACGATAACGCTTTTGAGGAAGCCGTAGGCGGTGGCATTGGTGCATGGCGGTTGAGGACAGTTTACGAAGACGAAGAAAATGACGAAGATGATAGGCAGCGCATTCGCTTTGAGCCAATCTTTGATGCCGACAGTTCTGTATTCTTTGATTTGAATGCCAAGCGTCAAGACAAGTCAGATGCTAAGTATGCTTTTGTGGTCACCAGCATGACCCGTGAAAGCTACAAAGAAATCTACAACGATGACCCAACTGATTGGCCAAAGATCATTCATCAGTACGAATTTGATTGGGCAACCCCTGATGTGGTGTTTGTGGCTGAGTACTACAAGGTCGAAGAAAAGACCGAGACAATCCGCATCTTTGAGGCCATTGATGGGACAGAGGAACGCTACACAGCCCAAGACTTTGCAGACGATGAGACCTTAGAAGAAACCCTGATGGCCATCGGCACAAGGGAAGTGAGGCAGAAACGTGTCAAGCGGATGCGTGTTCGCAAATACATCATGTCTGGCGGCAGGGTTTTGGAAGACGCTGGTTACATTGCTGGCAAGTGCATTCCAATTGTGGTTGTCTACGGCAAGCGTTGGTTCGTGGATAACATCGAGCGTTGCATGGGTGCTGTCAGATTGGCGAAAGATGCCCAACGTCTGAAGAATATGCAACTGTCCAAGCTGGGTGAAATCTCAGCCTTGTCCAGCATTGAAAAGCCCATCATGACCCCAGAGCAAGTGGCTGGTCATCAACTGATGTGGGCAGAAGATAATCTGCGGGATTACCCCTATTTGCTGATTAACCCTGTCACTGGTGCTGATGGTGGCACACAAATCTCTGGCCCTGTGGCTTATACCAAGTCGGCTGCAATCCCACCAGCAATGGCGGCACTTTTGCAGATCACCGAGCAGGATATGCAAGACATCTTGGGCAACCCTCAAGGTGCTGATAAGATGGTTTCAGGCGTGTCTGGTAAAGCCGTGGAGATGATTCAAACCCGTGTAGATATGCAGACATTCATCTACATGAGTAACTTTGCCAAGGGCATGAAACGCTGTGGCGAAATCTGGTTGAGCATGGCAAGGGACATTTACACCGAGGACAAGCGCAAGATGAAGACCATTGCGCCCACTGGTGAGGCCAGCGTGATCGAGTTAATGAAGCCAATGATTGACCCAGAAACTGGTGCGGTCGTCATGGAAAATGACTTGTCCAGTGCCAGCTTTGATGTGGTGTCCGAAGTCGGCCCATCGAGTAGCAGTAAACGAGCAGCAACTGTCAGGGCTTTGACAGGGATGCTTCAGATCACCACAGACCCAGAGACAGCCCAAGTGCTGACTGCAATGGCGATGATGAACATGGAAGGCGAGGGCGTGGGTGATGCCAATGCCTACTTCCGCAAAAAACTTTTGCGAATGGGCGTGGTTCAGCCAACCGATAAAGAAGCTGAAGAACTCATGGCTGAAATGCAAGGCAAACCGCAAGACCCGAACGCCATGTATTTACAGGCGGCAGCCGAGAATGAAATGGCGAAAGCAGCCAAAGCTAGGGCTGATACTGTTGAAACCGTGGCAAGCGCAGAACTCAAACGTGCTCAAACTCTAGAGACTTTGGGCAAAGTTGAAGAAACAGCACAGGGCATGGCGATGACCAATGCCCAGGCAGTGCAAGAAATTTTGCAAGGTCAGATAGTCCAACCTGTTGCGAATCAGTAAAAAACAAGCGAGAATGTATTAACGGATGCCACCCACCGTTTCATTGGGTGAGTTTAATGGGGTCAAAAGATGAATGAAAAGGCAGTAATTGAAGACAATGAC